CGGGAGAGATTTGAGGCATATACGCCTCGTTTGTGAATGCTCCGCTACGATTGCTCCGCTTGAAGAAAGTAATTGAGTCCATCACACCCTCCTTGTTGATGAAGGAAACTTGTACGGGAGTGTACTTGGGTTCGCAGATGATGTCCACATTGTAGGTATCGTAGATAACGCCTCCAAGAGCGAGAATAGCATCAGCAAGGCAAAGTTCTGATTCTATCACTCCCCCACCCGCAGCGACACGCTCAACAAACTCCTCAAACTCGTTTGCACCTACAATCTTAACCACATAGGAATCCGTTGGAGTAACACCTACAAAAGAAGTGACATTAGGCACTCCAAAGGGAATGTATACAATCTTACGGACTGATTCAAGACTTGTATATCCTCCCGTGATAAAGTCCTTGATTTCGTAGTAATAAGATACTCCGTTGATTTCATATTCTACTCCTACGACATTCGCAAGGTCATCGTAATAGATGGGAAGGGATTGATTGAAACTCTCATACACTTGGAAGGTTCTATCAGCCAACAATCGGCTCACTACGGAAGTGTTTGTTCTTACGGGCGTGGACGGGCCGCTTGTATACTCGTAGGTTGCTACATTGCTTGTCGCTTGTTCCGTGTAGTCATCATAACCATCCGTTACCAAGAAGTTGTGTGCATACACAAGAGTACCAGCCCCATAAACCGTTCCCCCCTCAAGCCAAGTTGCACCTACTTCGGCAACCTTACACCATACCGCCTCACCCGATGTTGATTGTGAGATAGTCGTAACGCTATCCTTTGAGAATGATGGCTCAAGTATCTCACGGATAAGGTCGGAGATTTCTATCACCACTTGGTTGTTGATTGCATTCTTGGTGATGGTGTAGTTTGAAGTTACTGGAGTAGCAGCCGAACTACCCGTATAGATATATAGGGTAACAGAAATTAGGGTGAGAATGTCTGCGGGGTCTTCCATCCCAAAGGATAAAAAGATAGGGCTTCTTGCAGAGCGTAAACCCGTTGGTAGGTAGGAGATAGGATTTGCTGCCATTTTAATTTCTTCGTGTAAATTCTTGTAGGTCTTCTTGGGTTAAGGCGAATGCTTGTACGATGTCGGGGGGCAGTTGCTTAAAGGCCAACCCAAAGGGACGGCTGAAGAACTGCGTTGTTGGTATACCCGTTTGGTAGATGGAACGGGTGATGAGGAATGCCGTTGATTCGTAACTCATAAACTGCCCCGTCTTTTTATCTCGGAATTGGAATCTTCTTGCCCTTACCCATTTGGGGATTGATTCGCTCAAGCCACCTTTGCCTCCTTTGCCCGAACCGAAGCGATACGGGCTTGTTGGGGCTTTGGTTGACGAGGACTTACCCTTGACACCCTTGTCTTGGAACTCCCCATATTCCGCCATCTTGAAAACCAAAGAGAACGAAGCACCCGTTTCGGAAACATTAAGGTCATAGGAAATAGAGTTGTACAATTCGCCCGTTACATTCTTGTTCTTTTTGGAAAGGTTGGAACGTGCTTGTTGTACGACATATTTGCCGAACTTATTGAGGACTGCTTCTATGTTCTCTTTGCGAGGCATCAGCAAGTATAGATTTCCGTATTAGGGAGAATGACATCAAACGTTGCAGTCCAACCCGCCAATAGGTTCTCAAAGCGTTCGGAGAACGGAAGGCAAGTGGGTGTACCCGATAGTTGGTACAAGTCCGTGTAGAGCGTTCCCGTACTCAATTTCATAATCAAATAGTTGAGGACGGCAAGTTGGGTATTCAGAATGTCTTGTTCGTTGCTCGTTCCGTAGAAGGGTTCTTGTTGGTTGCGAGGGTCCTCCTTCGTTTCGTCAACAATATCCATACACATAACTGAAATGTTGATGGTCATCGTTTGCCCTTCAATGGTTGCTTGGTTTACCATTATGTGGGAAAGCGGGAAGATGGTCTGCTTGTTCAAGTCCACATCAAAGATGTTACCGAAGGTTACGGCGTTGACTTGGCTATGGGCCTCAAGCGTATCCTTGATGGTCTTGGTAAGATTATAGAACTGCCTCATTTCAGTTTGCTTTTGAGTATTCGGTTTTCAGTTTCGGCTTTTTGTTTTTCATAGGTAAGGAAGGTAAGGCATTGGTGAACGGGTAACCCTCCAACTTCATCAAATCGTCTAACATCTCCTTGAGCAAGGGAATAGAAGGTATTGTACCAACCCCATCGTTTTCCGAATTGAGATTGTGCGGAGTACTCGTCTTCGGAATTGCCTCCTCCAAAGAGGTCAGTATACTGCTCAATAATTCGTTTCCTAAAGTCCAAAAAAAAAGAACTGACCCCATTACCACATTCATCGGGGCTTGTTTCATCTCCTCGCAGTATTTGTTGGCCGATTCATATTTCTCAATGTTGTAACGCTTCCCTGCCTTTTGCGTAACGGGCCGATATAGCACCGCCATTGTTTTGTGCAGTTCTTGGATGTCGCTCATATAGGAATCAAGGTCTACGAACTCGCCGTAGGTGATTTCTTCCAAGTTTGGGATGAATCCGTATTCTTGGCCGTCAAGGACGAAACGCGGTGTGAGTGAAGGCTTCTCCTTCATCATTGCGTTGAGGTGTTTAGAAACGCCCGAAATGTCCTTAAAACGAATGTTGGGCAGTTGCTCCATTGGAACATTGCAGAATATCTCCAATGCTTTCTTGGTTAAGAACTCATCGTCCCCTTGCAAACGAGCAAAGCGTTGATACTGCTCAAGCGTAATTTCCGAGAGCGAAGTTGGTACAATGACTTTTAGTTCCATCGCTTAAATAACCTTTAAATTCTACCTTATTGCATACCTTCCGTAATTGGGTCGGCTCAATCGGTTAAAGGTAGCATATCTCGTTGCATCAATGGCGTGATTGAAGGCATCAATAGGTTGATTCAGCAAGTTGCCGTTCTTATCTTCCTTCCACTTGTAGTTTTGAAACTCCTTGATGATGTTCTTGCTTTCTTTGGTTACAAACAACCGATGACGCTTCAAGATGTCAATACCCGCCATTACGGAATCCGAACCTTTGGCCGTTGGCTTCACATTCCAACCCATCCGATGCAGTTCCTCAATGCTCTTGGGTTCGGCACTATCTGCCCATATCTCATCGTAGCGGGTGAGGCCAAGTTGGGATAGTTTGTCGCTGATGTCGGCATTGGTGAGGTTGGTATGGTAGAGTAGTTCTTGGATATACAAATCATCGCCATCCTTGAACACTTTGACAATAGCCGTAGGGTCGTTGGTGAAACCAAAGTCCATCCCAACGGAAACAAGTTGACCCTTTGGTTCTTCGGCAATACCAAACTGAAAGATGGTCGCTCGGCTTGAGCCGCGTTCCCCCAAACCATAGATGCGCCAATAGTCCTCGTCCGTATCCTTGAGCATCTCAATCTCTCGTTTGATGCTATCGTCAAGGAACGGGTTATCCAAGTAGGTCGTTTGGTAGAACTCGCAGTCCTCACGAGGAATGACCCTATCGTATATCCAATGGAAAGTATCGGAGGGGTTGTAGTCCAAGATTATCTTACCATCTGTTCGGAAGATAAGTTGTTGCCAATCTTCAAAGAATAGTTCGTTGGCCTCGTTAATGTAAAGGAGGTTGCGTTTACGACCACGAATCTTCTGCGGTTGGTCAAGCGAGATGAACTCCACCAAATTCCCATTGAGGTAATACCCGTTACTTGATTTGTTGTGGAACTCCTCGCGGTATTGTTGGTGTGTTCGGAGGATGTCAAAGAAGTCCCTCATCACCGAAGCCCGAAGCGAAGGGAACGACTTACGGCAAATGGTGATGACCTTGCCTTTGTTCTTTATGCTATAACTGAAAATAAGCCATAGGAGGATGTTATAGGTCTTGCCCGAACGTGTCCCTCCCTGCTCAACCGTTATGCGCTTAGAGGAGTTTAAAAGGTGATGGTAGACCTTATTCGTGTAAACCTTCGGCACCGAGAATCTCTACTTGGAACAAATTGTCCCCCGTGTTGTGGACTTCTTGTCGTTCAACATAACCGCGACCCTTACCCTTTGTCTTGAGATAGAAGATAGTAGCCGCCGTGCTTCCCTTTTTGATTTGTGAGTGCAGTTGTGTTTCGGCAAAGTCAATAGCAATATCGGAGATGGAGTCCACGCTATTGCGGTAGTCCTCATCCTCCTTGTACCATTCATAGTGTGTTTGTCGTGCAATACCAACGGCCTTGCAAGCCGAAGTAACAACGCCCAATGATTTCTCAAGGGCTTCAAGCATTGCCGCTTTATGTATGTCAGTTTTTGTCATTCTTCTTCAAAGTTGTAAAGAACTCTTTGTCGGACGATGCCTTCAATTCTTCCTTTCGTTTTTTGAGCGTTTCCAAGTGTTCGGGGTCAAGGCGTTTCTTCTCCCGTTCGGTTTTCACTTTGCGGATTCGGCTAATCTCCTCGCCCAATGGTTCGCACTTCCACATTTGCTCCAACGAGTAATACACCACCGAATAGCGGTAGGCGTGTTCGTTCTCATACTCAATGGTGCTTACTCCGTGAAGGATGTCTTGGCCATTGAAGATGGTGAGGGTATTGTCTTCCACTTCAAGTACAATATCCAATTCGGGAATGACGAGGTGTCCTCCCTCTACATCTCTTTTGAATACCACCATATTGGATAGCACTCCTTTGAAGTTTCCTGCATCGTAGTGGTACTTCAGTTGGTTGTTCTTGTTGACGATACCGCTTGTGAACGGTGAACCGCCAATAGTCCAATCTTGCATCACCCTTTCTTCTACAAGTTTTGAGTGGTACTCGTACTGTTGGGGGAAGTATTCTTTGTAGTATCCCACTAACTCTTTAGCAAAGTCCGTGATGATGTGGTGTTGTTTCTTTTGGTTTACTGCCATTGCCGTAACCGTGCAATAGTCGTGGCGCATTGCGATGCGAGGGGAAAAGCCAAAGATAGCGGAGATGGACTTCAACCCCCGTGAGCGTTTCCCTTCGGCGTACTTGATGTTCTTTACCGCCCAACGCAAAGCGGAGGTGTCGGTTTCAAGTTTCTTGTAGAGGATTGTCGGTTGATTGTCTACATAGATAATGCAGTCCTCCTTAATCATTCGGCTTACATCCGAACGGAGGGCTGAACGCTTTTTGAATTTGTCCTTGTCAAAGGGGACCCTCTCAAGGTCAATGCGTATCATCGGAATCTTAAATGAGCATTTTTGGGCAATCCCTTTTTATCGGCAAAGTATAGAATGTCGGGATATTTGTTTACTAAATAGGCGCAATCTTTTAACTTTTGCTGCATCCTTTGATTCAGTGTCCCATATCCACCACTTGTATATCTTGCAAATTCGGGAACGACCCAATTATTTACCCATATTGGTTGCCCCGCTGCAAGGTGGGCTGCTGTAATGTCGTGGTCATCTATTGTTTGAACATTCTCGTCAAACCTTATATCCGTATTGCGCATTGCAAACCAACGACCATCAACAAGCCCTTTCTTCTTGTGTTTGTTTTTTAGATAAAAGGGATTTCCGTTTGAAGCGAACCCTGCAATGTTTGCGCCAATCTTTTCAGCATCCGCAATCAACTCTAATGTTTTGTCGTATAACTTTTTTGTTGATATTACATTCTTGGTAATCATTTGCTCAAAGGCGGGGACTTCTTCTGCTTTCGTTTTATCCGAATAGGCATCCGATACCGCAGTTGTGTATATATAGTCATCCGAGCAAAAGATAACCCATTCTCCTTTTGGTATGGAATCCAATACTTTGTTTCTTTGGCCCGACAACCCCTTTTGGTAGTCGGTTACAAAAGATTCACCACGAATTATTTCTTGATTAAATTTTTGTCTTTGTTCTTCGGAATGGAAAACAATCGTATGTTCTACATTTGAATGAAACAATGCAAGGCTTGTGGTTGCCTCGTTGTATCTATTATAGTAGAAGGTGTATATTTTAGGATTCATACTTCTCAAGTAAGGAGATTATTACGTCTGTATTGCTTTCCAATTCTTCGGCTTGGGCAATGGCCTCAAGTTTCCCCAATACATACTCGTATTGTTGGTTGTCAAAGTAGAGGGTGATTTGCTTGACCTTTGAATTGATGTAGGTATCAAGTTGTTGGTCAAGGATGTCCTTGTCAAACTCGGGTTCTTTGTCATCGTCAAAGTATGAAGCGGGAATGTCCAAGCCCCATTGGTCAAGGTCTTGAATGTCCCACTCGTTGGCCAACAAATCCCAATCCCATTCTCCGAAGGAGGAATTGTCCTTGATGACGAACTCTTTCTTTTGTTGTTCGGTGAGGTTTGCTGCTTTGATGATGGGAACTTCCACCAATCCCGCCTCACGGCAAGCACGAAGGCGCATATTCCCGCCAAGCACGACCATCTCCTCGTCTACGACAATGGGTCGCATATTGAGCATTTCGGGAAACTCCCGAATGGACTGAACAAGTTTGCGGAACTTGTGGTCTTTAATAACGCGGGGGTTCGTTGGTGAGAGGTGAACCTTTTGAATGGGGACTATTTCGGTTTTCATCTTTTAAGTAACTTTCTTTCGTGAATATCTTGTAGCCACTCCTTATGATGTTTGATGTCCCCGAATCGGGTGTGGCAATCCCGACACAAAGCCATTAGGTTTTCTATTCGGTCTGCTTCTTGGCTTCCGCCCATTCCACGTGCCTCTATATGGTGAATATCTACGGCCCGACTACTGCAAACTTCACAAGGGATGAAGTCTGTTTCATCGTAGCCCATCTCACGAAGGTAAATCTTTGTGTGTTTTCGCATCCTTTCTTCGTAGTTCGGAATAACAAAATACGCAAGTTCCACGAATCCAACTCGTCTTTCCTTTTGAATTGTTAATCCAATAATACTTTAAAGGTATGTCTTTGCGGCATCGTTTGCAAATCTTACTTGTCATAGGTGCATTCCGTTTTTGCTTACGATACTAATACCCCACCATAGCCATCCGATGCTAACACATCCGTTGCATATTGCCGAATCGTAGGCAATGGAGATATGTGGAAGCAAGTGTACGCTTCCTACGAACTTGAATGTTTCAATGCTCATTTCTTTGGGGGTCTTATTTGTTTTAGAATCTCGGTGTCAATGGTTATGTGCGTAAAGTATACCTCCGCGTTTTTTCCGTAGGCATATCGCTTTCTATCTTCACTCGTCATATTGGACAAGGCTATTGCTTCAGTTGCTCTTCCCATTATAATAATAAATCTTTAATTTGCATTATGTAACAATCCGAAGCAAATGTCCATACGCCGTTGCCGTAAGGGTCTACTTCTCCTTTCTTTCCGAAGATGCTTTGTTTGTAGAAATTGTCCTTCTCAATGAATCCATAGATATAGGAAACCGAGAAGTCATACGCCACCCCAACGAAGCAATAATAGTCGCACCCTTGACGAGTGTTGTAGTTTGAAACGGCGGCAGCCCAATTTGGTTGAGGCGTTTTGCCTTGTGTGAATCTTTTGGTTTTGACATCAACCATATAGGGATTTCCATCAGCACCAAGCATTACGATGTCATAGTCGTAGGTGTTCTTTTGCTCGGCATTGTAATAGTCGCAAACGATAACCTCCCCCAACGCTCCCGCAAGGTTTCCATCCCCTTCGGTAATGCTATTGTTCAACACCTTGAAGTCAAACAATTCTTGAGCCCGTTGGATTTGGTCTTGGGTTGGAATTATCTTAATCACAACTCAAATACTTTGACATTGGCGGTATGGGCCGAATGTTCGCAATCTCGTGCGAAGGTTATTGCTTCCTTCTTTTCCTTGAATGTCTTTCGGGCATTGAGTAGCCAAGTGCTATCCTCAAGGAACTTATCATAAATTACTACATATCCCATTTCTCTTTGGTGTTAAAGGTTTCTATTTTACACTTTGTGGTGGTTTTATCTTACACTTTAAAAAGGTTTGGGGGAGGCTAAAGAAACCAACCTAACTCACCAAGAGTGCCTCCCCCGCCCCTCTATTGTTGGCGGTCAAGCCATCTGCGGTACATATT